AAGGATGTTATATTAAATAAAATATAAAAACAAATAAATAAAGGTGAATTAAACATGTTAAAAGAATTAACTTTATTCTATGCAGACTGGTGTACTCCTTGTAAAAAAAACCAAAACAATATATAGATGATTTCTCAGACAACTATAGAGTAACTAAAGTAAATGTAGATGAAAACACTGACTTAGTAGATACGTTTGAAGTTAAAGCCCTTCCAACTATTATCTTAATGGATGATGGTGAAGAGTTAGATCGGGTAGTAGGAAGTGTAACAGAAAGCCAAGTTATAGATAAACTAAATCTGGAAAAAGGTTGATAACACTTTGAATAGAACACTTATTTTTTGTAAATAGGAGCTGATAATTATTTATGAATGGAAGAGATGAAATCGACCCAGAAGATCTTCACCAAGAAGGGTGTGAGTATGGAAGGAGTTTAAACAATAGAGTGCATAATCTTGAAGAAAGCGTTGAGGATGTTGTAGAAAACTTAAAGGACCGACCTAGCTGGACAATAGCAATTATGTTGACAACTATGAGTTCAATTATCACAGGGCTCTCAGTAGCCTTATTAACAATAAATATTTAGCATACACATATAGGAGGTGTGATCGTAAATAATTATGACTTTTGGAGCAATTACTACTATTATTAATGTACTCGGGGTTGGACGTGAAATCTTGACAACTGTTAGCAAGCTTGTTAAAGAGGTTGAAAAAGAAGATGTTGATGATGGCGTTTCTTACGGAAAGGAAAAGAAAGAGCTTGTTATGACCCTTACTCTTTCAGTTTATGACTTAGCTGATGAGGCTCTCGAGCTCCCAATTTCCAAGAAGAAAGTTAAAGAAGTTGTCGATGTAGCAACTGAAGCTTTCGTTAAATTCTTCAATGCGATCGGCAAATTTCGAAGCTTATCAAAGTAACATCGCAACAGATGACAAAGACTGGGCTGAATGGAGACAAGATATGATCAAGAAGTTCGGTCAGTCTGACAAGGAGATCAAGAAACTTCTAAGAAAAGAAGGTGGAGATGCAGATGAAGAACCTATTCTCTCGAGGGATGAGAAGCCTAACTTTGATGAAAAACTTAGAAAAGCTAAAGAGAGATATGAAAAAGGCAAATAGTAATATGGACAACTAGACTTTGATTAATACCCCTTGTGGTCTGTTAGAGTGGCTATACGCCCTGCTCTAGGCAATCACAAGGGGTTTTATTTATTTACGTGTGCGGAGGTGTTATACATATGGCAAACAAGAATATCAAAAAGGTAAATAGTCAGAAACATAAAGTTGAAGAACTTCTTTATGATCTAATGGAGACTACAGTTGAAGAACTTGTAGAAAGAATTGAATCTGGAGAGGCAAGTCCTCAAGACATCTCCAATGCAATTAGGATTATGAAGGAAAATGATATTGACACTACAATCAGAAAAGGCAAAGAGTTAGGAATTATAGATAATGATGAAGATCTTCCTTTCGAGGGAGAGAATGTAGTTAGAATGGACGATAAGAAAGGTGAAGATGATACTGATGGTAAAGCCCAAGCCAAATAGATTAAAGAATGATTTTAGAAACTTTTTATATGTTACTTGGAAACACCTTAACTTACCAGAGCCGACACCGATACAGTATGAAATAGCTAGCTGGTTGCAAGCTAATGGTCTCGACAGGAAAGTCCTTGAGGCTTTTCGTGGAGTTGGTAAGTCTTGGATTACATCTACTTACGTGTGTTGGAAGCTTTATCGTGATCCTGAGTTAAAGTTCCTTGTGGTAAGTGCAAGTAAAGACAGATCAGATGCTTTCAGTACGTTTACTAAGCGACTTATCTACGAAATGGACATTCTTAATCACCTTAAGCCTCAAGGCAACCAAAGAGACAGTATGGTAAGTTTTGATGTTGGACCAGCAGAGCCTAGCCACGCCCCTAGTGTTAAGTCAGTAGGTGTCTTTGGGCAGATGACAGGGGCAAGAGCCGATGAAATTATAGCTGATGATGTTGAGGTTCCAAACAATAGTTATACCCAAGATATGAGAGAAAAGCTATTTAATCGTATTATGGAGTTTGAAAGTATTATCAAGCCTGATGGAAAAATTACATTTCTAGGCACACCTCAAACCGAGGAAAGCATCTATAATAAGTTAAGAGACCGTGGATTCACAACAAGGATCTGGACAGCACGTTATCCAAGTAAAGAACTTATTCCAAAGTATGAAGGCTGTTTAGCTGACACTATTAGCGATGAAGTTCGTGAAAAAGGTGAAGCTATAGTAGGCAAGCCCGTAGATCCGCAAAGGTTCGATGAGCAAGACTTATTGAAGCGTGAGACTTCTATGGGAAGATCTAACTTTAGTTTACAGTTTATGCTTGATACTACTCTTTCAGATGCTGAAAAGTATCCGTTGAAGTTAAAAGATCTAATAGTATTCAGTACAAATTCTTTTGAAGCTCCTAAAAATATTACTTGGACTAATCAGAAGCAATATGTTCACAAAGACCTTCCAACCCTTGGATTTAGTGGTGATCGTCTTTATAGACCGCTTCGGATGGATAATGAAGATTGGGTCCAATTTGAAGGCTCAGTGATGGCTATTGACCCGAGCGGTAGAGGTAAGGACGAAACTTCATATGTAGTTATAAAACAGATCTACGGATACTTATATATAACTAAATTTGGTGGTCTTGATGGTGGTTATGAGGAAAACACATTAAAGAAGTTAGCTAAAATAGCCCGTAATCAAAAGGTAAATGAAGTGGTTATTGAGGATAACTTCGGTGATGGTATGTTTACTCAGATGTTTAAAAGAGTATTGTTTAAGATCTATCAGTGCGGTGTTGAAGAAGTTAAGCACAGTAAGCAAAAAGAAAAAAGGATTATAGATACCCTTGAGCCTGTAATGAATAGTCACAGGCTTGTTATTAATTTTGAAGAGATCAAAAGAGATGTAGAGGAAACATATAAAGACAATAAGATGTCTTATAGCTTACTATATCAGATGACAAGATTGACTAAAAAGAGAGGAGCTTTAAAGCACGATGATAGGATAGATGTCCTCAGCATCGGTGTAGCACACTGGGTTGAGATTATGAACAGAGATACTGAACAAGCTATTGAAGATTATAAAGAAGAACAAATGAGAGAAGAACTAGAGGAGTTTATGGACCACGCTGTAGGTAATGGATCTAGAAGTAAAAGAAAGCAAAGTGATATCAGAGAGAAAATCTTAAGCTAAAGCGAATTAGCTTGCTAGGGGGTGCAAAAAGTCTTTACAATGGTGCAAAATTCTTTGTCAGCCCACTATCAGAGAAAGGGAGGGTGAAAGGGGATAAGGATGCCTTTAGTAACCTTTAGAAACTATAGATAAAGTAATTGATGATTATTATATAAGGACTAATATATTAGACTAATAGTAGACCAAAGGAAACAGGAGGCAAGGACTAATAGAAACTAGGACTTCTCCCTCCTGAAGCCTTTGGTAAAAGAGTATAAGATTAATTAAATTAGGACGATAATAAATAATAAACAGTAAAAGTAAGAAAACAATAGATCTAAATGAAGCTTAATGCAACACCTATGGGGAATGTAAAGTGAATGGCTTTTAGATTTGAAAGTGTTTGCCTTTTGCTTGGACGGTAAGCCGAGCTGTAAGCCTTACTGTAAGCCTTACTGTAAGCCTTGCTGTAAGCCTTACTGTAAGCCTTGCTGTAAGCCGAGCCTTTAGCTAGGACAGGCACAATATTATTACAAAATTCTAAATGCCTATATTCGAAGGGATCATCCACCCCACCCCCCCTCCGGGGTCCTCCTTTCCTTTTATTTTTAGATATTTTCGGGTCCAGAGAAGCTAAAAGAATACCAAAGGTAGCATTAAGCCGAGCGAAGAGCTGAGCTATATAATACCATTACTGGTATGCTAGTGATCGTAGAGCTTCCTATAGCATTTTTTCGTAAAATAAAGATTTGGCGAAGTTTTTACTAAATGATATAAAAAAGATTGCTTCAAGCTTGCTTCAAGCTTTTTTGCTTTTTTGCTTTTTTGCTTTTTTGCTTTTTTGCTTTTTTGCTTTTTATCTATATTTTTTTTATTGCTTAAAGCCCGCTTAAAGCCCACCAAAAGCCCGCTTAAAGCCAAGCCCAATAGAATTCAATTAAATGTACTCGCAGGCGTGTAAAG